TGTGTCCTATGTACCACCAATCTCTTTTAAAGTCAGTATGAGCGCTGTTACTGTGAGCATTGTTTTCAATCAGCCTTACAGCTTCGTTTTTGAGCTTCCACAGCTCTGAGGGTATGTCGTTGTTTTTCATGGGGTGATAGCGTATTTTTTAAATGTTTTTCCTAATCCGTTTTGCTCCCCTGTCAATAATGCGCTTACGGCTTTTTGCCCGTAGGCAAATAGGGTCGTTCCGTTACCGGGTTGCTCGCCTCTGGCTCCATTAGGCAGGATGAATTTAATTTTGCCGTCAACAAACAAAATAGCATCGGCCTTATTAGCTGCCTCCTGCCACCACGGGGCACTTGTCCTGTCTGGCATAAGAGCTATGCCATCGCCATGTTTTGCTAGCTTGTTAAGCCAAAGGCTTTTTGATTTGTTATGCCCATACGGTGGGTTCATCCATACGAACCCGCGCCATAATTTAGTGAGTGATTCGCTTTTTATGTATTGATCAGCAGGCACACAAACATGTGTCAGGTCGGCAGGTGCGGCCACGTCCATATCGAAACGGCATTTAAGTGCCTCGAAAACATACTGAGGTGTGTACCATTCATCAGATCCACCACGTTTTTCATGCTGTGCCATTATATTTTATCCCCTCTCAATAAATACTGGTTATCACCTTCCTTTAAATCCATAATTTTGTATGCGGAGTAAAGGCTTTCAAGGGCGGTTCCACATGTGACCCCTGCTGGCTGAGGCAATCCGTATTTATAGTTTTGATAAAAATCTAACTTAAACCCCGGTGTGAGGCATTTCACCAGCCCCCTTGCAACCTCTTCGGTTACTGAGAAGGGTGGCCCTATGATCGACCAGCGATAACCAGCCAATTCTTTTTCATCTAGGAAAATGGTGCCTACTGTCCCGTTGATTTGATATATCAGGATGCAGTCATTATCTCCGTAGCCAGCGAAACCTGTGCGTATCTCCGGCTCCGTTGCTCCTTCTGGCATTTCCACCCCCATAAGGTAGCAGACACCTGTAAAAAATGGTTCGTTCATGCGTTACCTCCTTTGTTTTTTAATCCGTTGATCCTCGGCATACTTTTTAATTCTCAGCCTTTCCTTTAAGGTCAGTAGCTTTCCCTTTCGCTGATCAAAGAGTAAATCTTCAATCGGGCGTGTTATTTCGTTCCGGCGCCCACGTATTTTAATTTTTTCAAACATTGTTACCTCCTGTCTTTATATTCCTTGCATGTTCCTAAATCCAATACATTGCACATCTGCTTCAGCCTGCTTCTAATCCTGGTGCTGTACCGGCCCTCTATTTCATCCGGGGAAAGATTCGTTGTGAAATGCGTTACCAATCCGCTTTCCAGCAAATGATCGTACCGCTGCAGGATTACTTCGGCCATTACCTCTTTTTTGTTCCCGAAATTGTTTTTCACTTCCTCTGCCCCTAAATCGTCGAATAGGCAGGCGTTTGCCATTGGACCGTTAAACCCGTTAATAATCGGCTTCACAAACTTTTCAATTCCTGCATCCCCTTCCTTCATGAACATTTTTGCCGGGTGTTCAGTATTGTAGGCGGTGAAGTACTTGGAATAGAAAAACCTCCGGTAATCGTCATGGGATAGGCAGGCTTTTAGGATCCGAAACAGCATGCTTTTACCGCTCCCCGGGTTGCCGAAAATCATTATCCCTTTGCGCAGGTCCATTTCGTACCGCTCCGCTGTTTCAACGTCCCCGGTGAAGTAGGCCACGAACGCTGTAACCTGATCCCGGTTTTCATCGTCCAGGGTGAAGGCGGCTTTCATTTCCTTTTGTGCCAGCTTATTCGCCATTTTCCAGAAAGCGGCTTTCGCCAGCTCAAAGTTTTGTGGATCCGAAATCTTTAATGTTCCCTGATTGAATGGCTGTTGTTGCTCCTTTGCCAAAATTTCTTTGATTGTTTCCATTGTTGTTAAGTTTTGCTGCTACGGTTTCACGTATGAATTTTGAAAAGGCATCGGTCAAATGCTTGGAGTTGGTAAATTCCTTGTATAGCGCCCGGTCGGTGGTGTCAAATGCTTTTACCTCGTGATCTTTAAGCCCTTTCCCCATGATTGATTCGCGGTAAAATCGTGGGTGGTGCTTTTCCAGGTATTCGGTCGGGTATAGGTCGCTGAAGTTTTTGCCTACCTGTGTTCGGTGGTTGGCCGGTAATTTCAGGGAGTTGATTTCCTCATCCGGGGTTTCCCCCGATCCCCCTTCCAATTCAATACTATTTCCAATTCCAATTACAATTCCATTATTAGGCATATGCCCCGGCATATGCGGTTTATCTTTATTCCATCTTTTATTTGCTCTTTCTTGTTGATTTTCAGAGTTTTTCTTTGACTTACTGAATTCTCTTAATAATCGAGCAGAACAGTAAAAACCATTCTCGAAAACAAATTTTTGCTTAAGCACGGCAAACAGTTCCGCATATGCCGCGGCATGTGCCAAAGTCGATGCGGCTTCGGTTTCTGTAAAACCTGGGAGGCCGTCCGAAAGGGCATAAAAGTTCAGCATCAAAAGTTCGATATACGCGCCCTTTTGCTCCAAACTCATGCGCTTGGTTCCCCCCATCCAGTTATCAGGGTAAAAATTAAATCTCGGGTCCTTTGCCATTACTTCAGATCAGTTTATATTGATTTTCTGCATCAACCGGATTAACGGTAGCAGGTGAATATTTGAGTATGTGGTTGTTAAGGCGTTCGGTTCCTGCTTTGAAATAGTCGGGGTCAAGCTCACAGCCTGTTAATTCAAATCCTAAATCATAACAGGCTATTGCTATACTCATGCTTCCTAAATGAGTGTCGAGTATCTTATCTCCTGGTTTGGCGTAATTTTCTAAAATCCATTTGTAAAGTGCTATTGGCTTTTCAGTTGGGTGAATTCGTTCTTGCTTGTTTTTCATATCACCCTGAAGCATTCCGTTCCACATAAATTCATATTTGCGCACTGCTGTTTTAAATGAAGTCCACGCTAGTTCACAATCAGCATTAGACCACCGACCATTAACCTTATCCCAAACAAGAAAACACGAAGTTGATCCGAGGTTATCCAAAAAGTAATTACCACCCCAAATAATTTGATTTTTAGACACGCGCTTTAACTCTGAAAAGTATTCCGATACAGGCACACTCGCATCCCATGATTTGGCACCATAGTCTTTTCTTTTTGCCAGCCCATCCGCATTATTACCAATTGTGCTAAATCCGTTTTTCCCAGCACCAATTCCGTACGGAGGGTCTACAATGGCTAAATCATAATATTTGTCAGAGCATATTTTAAGATGCTCCATACAATCTTCGTTTAATAGAAAAAGTTTGTGATCAGTTAACATGTAGGTACAATGGATTATCATTTTCAAGGGAGCGAATAGTATTAAGGCAGTCAATGCGGTCGCCTTCGGTGTGCATTTTCTTTTTGAGCATCTCGCCGGTATTTGTTTTTAAAATGGAGTATTCAAACAGCCGGGAGACACCGGTAGAAATCGTTACTATTTTCAAGGGCTTAAAATCTGTGCGCTCCAATAGGCGCTTTATGTTATTGTTCTGCATATTGGTTAGTCATTCATTCTGCTTAAATAGATCTTATCACGCTCTGGTTCCTCTGAAACATGAATTATTAGAGGTCGCATATAATTTCGATCGAGAGGTTTACCATGAATACAATAAGCCTGCTCGCCCAACCTTATTGTTTTTAGGTGCTTATAGTGTTCTGGTATTGTAGTTCCAGTATTACCGAGCCATACCTCTCCTTTAGCTAATTCGTGATGACAAGAAGTGTGCTTGTAAGCATCATTAGTATAGTTACTAAGGATATCAATCGAATCGGCGGCTGGGCTACACTCAGTTTCAAAAAGTGATTTCTGCATATTGGTTAAGGGTTAATACTTTTGCCATTTACTTTCTTATTAATTGCTTTATCTCCCCCAAAGGGGCCGGTCTTTCCCTGGTGTCTTACGTCTTTCCGTTTGTCAGCGATACTTTCGCCTGTGTTCAACAACTTGTTAATCCCGTGCGGTCATGTCCGTATCTCTACTTTCTCATTCCATGATGTCAGGACGTTAAGCGTTGTCCCTCGCCAGTTGTATTTAGTTCAGGCTATCCTCTCGCGTTCTTTCGCTTTAAAGGGTTGTGGCAACGCCCGATTACGAACCGCAGGTCGAATAGGAAAACAGAGTAGACCCAAAAACCTATTCACCAGCGTTGCCATTTTTAGCAGGCTATATACCGCCTGCCAGGGTCGTACGTCTTTCCGTTCTTGTCAACTGCCCATGATTCCAGCTTTTTGCTCCTTTCTCGCAATTATGCTACACGTAGCAGGGCTTAATCGAGGAGGTGTTGAGGCATTTCGCGCGATTACCCGTACGCTGCTGGTCTACGCTTACCCATGGGCCACCGTATCGTAATATTTTCTATTTAATCTCTCTTTTCTTTCAGCCGCTTCCGGCCCTATCTTCATTGTTTCCCATTCCCCGCTTTCATCGAACATCCAACCGCAGTTACATTCATTGAACAGGGGGCCGCGTCCTAATACAAAGTGGTTCTCCGGGTCCAGGTATAAAGTTTCATTCGCTCCGCTTCCGATAATGTGGCAAACCGCCCGGCCATGCTTTTTACCTAGTGGGTCTTTGATCGGATCACCGCAATTGTCGCAAAGACATTTTCCTTTATTTTTAAGGATGTTCATCCCGATAGCTTCACGGTAGTAATCCTTGCTATCCTTTATCTTTCCTGCTTTCTTCTCGCTGATCTTTCGCAATGCTTTTGGTGGGTTAACCCTGCGGTCGCAGTCCTTCAACTTTCCACGTGCCCAGATAATGCCGGACTTTCCACATCCGCAGTTGCACGTTTTGATCTTGCGAGGGATCACCGTTTGCTTCGCGCTTTCAGTTTAAACTGGTTCGGCTTAAACCGCTTCCGTTTCTTCCCGGGGTTTGGAGGTAGCCCCGGTTTGATATGTGGGTTAGGGTCAATGCCACGCCTTTTTGCGTTCATTTCTGTACTGGCTGCCATCATTGTGGCTAATGCCATTGCTTTATTAATTCCGTGCATAATGATTATTTAAGAAGCGAGATAAGGAACACAATCAGGATGAAAAGGAGCAGTAATGCGACACCTCCCCATAATGGAATTGTTACCCACCACCATGACCATGTAATTACACCACCGAGCTTTAAGCCGATGAAAAGGATTGCCAGCAGGCCCATAAAGCCTATCCCTGTACTGTTGTTTGATTCTTTGCTCATACTGTTATTGTTTTATCTGCCTGTTACGGCTGGTTAAGATTTGATAAGGGAAAGTACTTTATGCTGCTTCGGTTGTTTGTTTAAAGAAGTTTTCATTCAGATAAGCCCGGCAATCTTCAATACGCCTGTAAAGCCTTTTTATATCTTCATCGTTGCGCTCAACTTCAAATGCGTAGTGCCTTTCCTTTAGCGGTACTTCAACAAAACCCAGGAATATTGCCGCTGCGTTTTCATCTGCATGAATATCTATACCGCGCCTTTGGATATAAGCCTCGAATGTTGCTTTGTCATATGTGTGGTTAGCTATGATCTGTAGTTCAATCCAGGCCGGGGTATCATTATTCAAATGGTTATAGCTCTCCTTTCTCAGTTCACCTTCTACTAAATGATATGGAGTATTGTTCAGGCAGTAATCAACGTATGCCTTTTTTGCTCCGGTTAAAGCCATGTAGCATTGCATCTGCCAGTAGTAAAGTTTATTCAGTTCTTTACGGATTGCCCGGTTGAAGGTGAATAGATCCCAGCTGCTTTTAGTGTCGCGGATCAGATCAGCCATGTAGATGCTTTCCCCTTTGAATAAATCCGGGGTGCCCTTGATGTAAGCATTGCTCAGGTGAATTTCATTCTTTACATAAAACTCCTTCGTGATCCTGGAAACAACTGTTATGCTGTCTTCCTCAACCTCGTTTCCTTTATCCAGCGCCTTTCCATTGATTTCAGTAAAACGATTGTATGCTTCACGTACGTAAACATCAACAAGATGCGTTTTAGTTGTTTCAGATAATTCACCGGCCTCTTTTGCTGCTTTGGTTTGTGGCTCCGTCATTAAGTGCCCGGCACTTGAACTACGGAATAAAACTTGGTTCGCGTTCATACTATTGTGGAACTAATTCGTTAGACTTCTGCCTGTATATGGCCGTTAATTCTTCGCTGTTGTGCGCCTTCACGGCTGCATCAATGTTCATTAAATGCTCTACATCGGTGGCATCTTCGATCATTACCTTTAGGCGCTCGAACTCCTTATCAACGTCTGCCAAAACAATCGGTCCGCGTATCGGTATAGCTTCGCCAACATCCCCGTCAGTGATCTCAATGCCGGTGATGTTTGAAAGTAACCATGCGCGAGCTTTCCGGGTAGCTTTGCCAATGATGCTGTCAACGCTGGCGTAGCTGTCAATCTTTATAGGTATAGGTATTACTCTTGTGCGGCTCGCACCTGATAGCTGCCATGTGATAGAAGCCTCAACACTCGCGCTTGTCTTATCCTTATTCAAGGCTTTTATCTCACAAACAATGTCGTACTTCAGTCCCTCCTGCTTTTCTAGCATAGCCCCGCATCCTTCTTTGGTCGGGTACATGTTGCCGGCAATGATATTAAACTGGTTTCCGTATGGCTGCAGCCCTATCAGCACCGCTTCGATAAGGCACCGCTTCACCACATCTTCGGTATAGCCGCCTGTCTTATCCTTATCTGTTCTGAATCCTAGTTTATTGCCCTGCATTGCCATGATCGGCTTCATATATTCAGGCGTTAACAGTTCATTTAAAGTAACAATAGCCTGTGATATAGTGTATGCCTTTTCAAAGCCGTCAATTGCCGTGCTTCCAAGTACCTGCATAACTGCGCCATTCATCCGTTTGGCTACGTCCATTATAATTTCCTTAGCCATATTACAGTGCCTCCAATGTTTCTTTTACGTGTGAATACATGGCGTTCAATGTTTCTTCGCAATGATTTACCAATGTGATCATCTCGGGGTCGGCAACCTTCGGAACTGTAATTGCTCCAAGTGACTGCATCCATAAGATAATACGCTCGGTCTCGGGCATGCGGGCAATTCTTTTTTGCTCGGCTTTGCGTTCCTTTTCCTCTTTGGCGGCTTTGTCTGCAAGGGCTTTTTGGGCTGCTTCTTTCCTTGTTGCTTCTTCTTTCTCTTTGTATTCTGAAAGAGATTTTTTAGCAGCGTCGTGAATGCTAATCCAAGCCGCATCATCGGCCTCGTCTATTACATGAAACGAAATTGCAGGCGCACCCATTAGTTCGTATTGCTGAAAGCCCCCTCGTTCAAATCCGAGACCCTTTAGTAGTTCGACTCTGTTGTTGTAACGAATTTCTTTTGCAGCTTTATCGTGTCGCGCCTTCTGCTCCTCTAATTCCTTACGGTCTGCCTCGATCTTGTCAGCCTGTGCCTTCATTGCGATTTCACGTTCGGCCTGTTCTGCCCGCAGCTTTTGCAGTTCCTCGCGTTCCGCTTTCATCTTCGCTTCTTCGGCGGCTTTAGCCTCAGCTGCTTCACGCGCTACTTTCTCCAACCTTTCGGCCTCTGCTTCAAATTCAATGCGGGCAGCAGTAAGTTTTTCAAGGAACTGTTCGTCAGTCCACGCTAATACCTGGATGTAGTCCACAGCAACATTGTAAACGGATAGCTTGTGAATGCGGTCGTTAATGCGCTGGCGTTCCGCTTCGGCTTTCTCTGCCCGTATGCGCTCTTGCTCTGCTTCAACCCATTGCTCGCGGCTTGCCAATCTTTCTTCCTCCGGGGAGATAATAGCAACCAGTTCCTTTTCTTTGGCGGAGATATGTTTTGCAACAGGGGTGATCATGTCGCGCATTGACTTGCCCTGTTTTTCAACATCAACCCGGGCAGCTTTCAGGGCTTTACGCTTTGTTGATACGACTGCCAGCGCGGCCTTATCGTCAATGCTGGTTATGTCAACGTCTTTGCAGGACTGTGCCAGTAAAATGAGTTCTTCGCGCTTTGCCTCGAATGCCACAAGGCGCGTGCTAATTAATTCGAGGTCGGTGTTCTTTGTTAATGTATTCATCTTTATAAGTGGTTTTTGGGATTAATCTATTCCTGTAAAAAATGCACCCATTTCACCCGATGAAGGTTCGGTGCTATTAGTGTCGTTTTCTTCCTGTGGTTCCGGCTTTGGCATGTCCTGTATAGCTTCCACCAGCTTCTTCATTTCTCCCATACACATGCTGAAACCCTTTTGGTAGTAGCGGAATGCACGGCTCATTGTGGATGCAGGGAAAGGAATTTTGTTAAGCATCAGCTGGCGTTTAGATAAATCAATGAATGATGTTTCACCGTGGTAAACCCTTTCGCTATCCACCGCGAACATTGATACGGTGAAGTCGAAAGCCTCAATGGTTGCTTGCGGGTCACTCCAATACTTTTTAATCAGGTCGTATTTTTTGCCATTGTACAGAACTTTCATGCCATTGTCGCTCTCCCACTTAACCTCTGCGCTGTTGCTCTTAAAGAACTTTTCGGCTTTTTTAAATTCATCCTCATTCGGAAAGAACATGTCGTAGTCAGTCTTGATCGGCACTCCCATGAAATAATCCCGAATAGCACCGCCAGCAAGCCAGCACTTAATATTCGCCTCTTTCATTTCCGACAGGATTATTTTGTTATACCGTTCTATGGCGTTGTCAAACTGCACCATGCTCAATAAACTTTAGTGAAGGGCATACCTTCAATGATGTACCTTTCGGCTATTGTCTGCATGTTGGCCTGCATGAAGGACATTATATGTTGTGCTTTATGCTTTGCTCCTGCATAGGTTCTTTGAACGTGGCCGCCTTCGTGATCGCAGGTATCAGTTACTGAATTCCGCATCATTTGTACCGCGTAGTTCATGAAGTCCCCGGCCTGGATCTTTGCCCTGTGCTCGGTGTCACCCTCGTAGTAATCAACCAGCACATTGTCCTGTGAATCCATAACCGGTTCCAGCACCGATATTTTAGGCTGGTAGGCTTCACGTATGAACTCCTGAAATTGATCTGCGGTAGCTGAATGAAAGCTGGCTGTTTCTTCGGCAAACCATGCACCCCATGCCGGATTCATTTCTTGTATCGAATCACCAACGTATTTCATTACTGCTGTTGCTTCTTTCTCCAAGCCAAAGGCGTGAAGTTTAAAGGCTATGGCCAACTGCTTTCCATAAGAGGTAAAGCAACGCTCCTCGTCCAACTGCAGCACGTGGGTAAGAAGGGTATGGTACAGGTCGTGCACCAACTCCTGAGCAAGCGCCTTGTTCGTAATCAGGTTGGCTGTTAACACATCCTGTCCACATGAGGGGCTGTTTGCTTCTATCAGGTCTTTTATTATATTTGCCATTGTCAAGACTTTAAGTGGTTTAAGGGATTGATAGGGCTCCGAAAGGGGCCTTTATTTTTTAAAAGGGTTATGACTTGCATTCTTTTGACCTATCATTTCTTTAGCAACCATTACGGTTATTACTCCACCTAAAAGTGCAGCTGCTAAAATCATTGATGCTTCTACTGGATCATACGCCAGTAGGCTTTCATAGAGATTGATCAAGGTTTCCATATCAGTGATTTAAAGTTTTACGAACCTGTTTAGTTACCAGCATGCGTTTCATTTCCTGAACGGTTGCTGACTTGCTTTTTTCTACCGGCTTTCTGAATCCTTGCAACTGACCGATGAAGTTTTCCAGCATAACCATTATCTTATCCTGCCTGCTTTCTATTGCTCTGAGGCGCTGTTCTATTTCTGTGCTCATGCTGCGTTAGCTTTTTTAAGGAGGCGTTGCATTTTCTTTTTAAGGACATCTGAGGTTGCCTTGCGCTGGGCGGTCACCTCCTCTATAGCGGTAACGATCCTCACCTTTATTTCTTCCGACAGTCTGGCATCTGGATCATTCAGAAACATGCTTACCGCCATCTTACTTACCCCGGCCTTCCGTGCTGCCTTCGCAGCGTCTCCATGTACCAGCAGCTTTTTTATCCTTGAATTTTCCATGTCGATAGTATATTATTGCTTCTTAATCGTATCAATATCGTAAAGCAAATGTACACACTTATCAATTTATGTCAAGCGTATCTATCATTAAATATCAATTAAAGTACATAAACAGTTGAATGCTAGGAGAAAAAATTTTACTCTATTATCAAAAAAAGGGGATTAGCGAAAGGGAGTTTGCAAAACTTGTAGGCATAGCGCCGGAGCAAATCAACAGGTATGTTAATGGCAAGAACACCCCAACCATGAAAACATGGTCTAAGATACTGTCGGCGCTACCTGACTTCGAGAAGGTTGTCAATATTGATCAACCGCCAGTCAGTAGTTCCTACGGCAAGATGCTGACAGATGCCTACGATGAAACGATCCGGTCAAAGGACTTGTATATAAAAACCCTGGAAGAAACAGTATCACTAAAGGAGAAAACGATCCAGAACCTCAGCGCACAGATAAAGGACCTGCAACGTATAATAGAGGGGCATCATAAATGAAATATTACAACCCCGTTATTAACCGATTAAAGTATAAAATAACGCTTTACAATATGAGTTAACTTATTTACGTTGCAAGTTGTATTAATTCTAAGCTATATGAATACAAATTGCAACCATGGCTCTTGTAAGTGCGAGGGCTGCCAGATCGTAGCAATGCTGAAGCTGGCCATCGAAACAAAGGAGAAAACCATTATCCGTCTCATTCTTAACCAGGAAGCCTACAAGCCAACGCAGGAGGACTTCGACAAGAAACAGAATCGAAATTGACATCAAAAAATAACATCGGCAAGCACATGAAGGAGACCCGCAAGGAACTCGGGTTAACTCAGGTAGAGCTTGCCGTGTTGTTGGAAACCACCCAGGGGTATGTAGCATCCCTGGAACTCGGTGTAAAGGAACCTTCAATAAGCATGCTTATGAAAATAAAGTCGGTACTGAACACCAGTTATGATAGGCTATTAGAGGGACAAAACGTTTCAAAAAACGTATCAAAAAAGGCAATATATCTCTTATAGAGATATTTTAATTGCTTGAATATCAACAGTGTAAAAATATGAGAGAGCCGAAAGGGGAATGTATCATTTGTAACGGAACAAACAAAAACCTAGCAAATACAGGGGTTTTGCATTTGCCGTATCAAAAACGTATCTTTATTTCCATGAACTATAAGCCCGCGAAACTGTACCAGGGCGCAGGCAAAAAGGAGCCCGCGAATATAACCAAAGAATGGTACGTATTTGCCTACGCACTTAGTCCTGCTACGGGAAAACTGCAAAGGTTTATCAGAAAGGGCGGGATTAATTACGCTCATACCATACGAGAGAGGCGTTTGCTCGGGGAGGCACTTGTAAAAGCGATAAACGAATTGCTCGCCCAAGGCTGGAATCCATTTACAGAGGTGGAGCATGCACCAAAAGACCAGAAGCAGTTTAACGATATGATCGATCACGCTTTGGACATTTCAAAGAAAAGGCTAGCGCATGAATCTTGGATGGGCTACTCGGCTAACATGCAGCACGTAAAGGAGGCAGCAAAGCGAACAGGAGTAGCTACCATGCCGATACGGGACGTTAAGCGGAAGCACATCCAAATTATATTCCGGGATCTTCTGGCAAAAGGAATATCCAATAAGCGATATAACATGTACCTGGTGTGCCTTAAATCCATGTACACAACACTCATGGATGATGACATAGACCTCATAGAAAACGACCCGATTCACGGCATGAAAAGCCTGCGGGCCGATGAAGCTAAAGCATACGAAAGCTTAGAGCCAGTCATGGCAAAAATAAAGGAGTTGACCTATAAAGATAGTTTCTTTTTCGGGCTGATCTGCCAGACGATTTACGAGACCGGCATCCGGCCAAACGAGATCCTGGCCCTGAAGTGGGAAAGCATCAATCGCGAGCGCCTGATATTTACTGTTGAATCAGTTTACGCGAAGAATAGAAAACTAAGAGAGGTGCCAGTAAGGCAGAGCCTTATTGATCTTTACGATAAGGCCCGGGAACAAAACCTCAACGCACTATCTGAGTGGCACATCTTCAGCGATAGTAGAAATCTTTTGTCTAAACCACAAAAGCTAAAGCCGAGCGTGCTTACCGAGCGATGGGCGAGGGTAATGCACAAGGAGGGGGGATTGGATAAGAAATATAAAATGTATGGGCTTAAGCACACGGGAGCCGACAAAAAGATCGACGCTGGCATAGACCTAGAGCACCTGAAAGACATGTACGGCCACCACTCCACAAAAATAACACGCATTTACGCCCGCAAGATCAAAGAGAAGGGCGGCCAATCCATCCGCGAGCAATCACCAGAATATTAGTTATAAACAAGTTATTATCTCTATTGGAAATATCCCTCATAGAGATATTATATTTGTTTTATGAACAAACCCGATGCCTGTAAGGAGCTATTAAAGCTCAAAAGGGAGGCGTATTGTATTTGCAAAGAGCCATCACTAAGAGACGATCTTCTAAGTGAGGCTATCGTTATTTTTCTGGAAAGCAAAATCGAGTTCACGAGCTATGAGCACTGCAAGGGGTTTGTTATAACGACAATGGTTAATCTGTTCAAGCAGCACAAAAATAAATTCAATAAGACCTATGTACATGAAACGGATAAGCAACTCATTATTAAAACAAAAGAGCACCATAGTGTCTTCCAGTATCAAAACGACCACTTCCTTTGCCCTCCCACCACTTACGAGCCAGTAGAACCAAGCTCGGTAGAATTAACAGAAGGGAGGCGCGAATACGTCAACGATCATTTAATAACCGTTGCAATGGATCAGCTCCATTGGTACAACCGTGAGTTACTTAACCTCTACGCACAAGGCAACAGCTACCGGGCCATATCCAAAATGACCGGCATCAACCACGTAGAGATATACAACTCCATCCAGGCCGGCCGCAAGCAAATATTCCAATACCTCAACATTAATGGCTAAACGAATCCTTTTTATATCACCCGAGAAGCCCGGGGGTGTGGAGTATCACCGCATCGAAATCCCGCTGATTCATATGATGGAAACCACGGAGCATGAGTACAACGTAACTAACGCAGTTATGGGCCTCGACTTCAAACCGGACCTGGTTATAGCCAACCGAAAAATATCCATTCACAGCAAGCAGCACAACACCGACACGATAAAATATCTCAAAGAAAACAATATCCCTTACATCATTGATGTTGACGATTATTGGAACCTGAGCCATGACCACCCGCTAAGGGAGCACTACCGGGAGAATGAAATACCTGGCCAGGTCATTGAATCGCTGAAGGGCGCAGCCGAAGTGTGGACCACGCATGAGGTGCTGGCCGATAAGGTCCGCAAGTATAACAGCAACGTGGTGATCATTCCAAATGCCATAAACTTTGACCAACCGCAGTTCGCCAGGAAGCCGAAAGCAACAGACAAGGTAGTTATTGGCTGGGCCGGAAGCAGCACCCATGTGCCTGATATTAACCTGTTAAAAACATCGATGCACAGGCTGCACAAGGATAAAGACCTCGCCGGAAAATACAGCATACTTCATGCAGGTTGGCACCACGAAACCAAAGAGAGCCATCATTTTGAGAAAATATTCACTGCAGGCTACCGGGCTACCCCGGATCAATATAAAAGGTTCCCGGCCATTGATGTTTACAACTACGCCAAAGCATACGACATTGTACACATAAGCCTATGCCCATTGGTAGATAATGAATTCAACCGGTGTAAGTCATTCCTTAAAGCTCTTGAATCAGGAGCGAAAGGCTGCGCGGTGATCGCCTCGAACGTTCACCCGTATAATGACCTGCTGCGCCATGAAGATAACGCCATGCTCGTGGATCCGAAGAATAATGAAAAGGGCTGGCACAATGCCGTCAAACGGCTGGTGAATGATAAGGTGCTCCGCGAACGGCTGGCGACAAATCTGTATAACGATATACGAAAGGTGTACGATATAAAGCTGATCAATCAATTAAGAATCAATAGGATAAATAACATATTATGAAAGTAGCACTCTTACTTATCGCATCCCTGCTATGCGCATGCGCAGAAAGATTTCAGGGCGCAGACGGCCACACCTATGAGGTGAGGAAAACATGCGTGCAGAGCCATCTTGAAACCCAGATAATGATGACCGCCGACGCGCAGGGAATGACATGGAGCCACCCCATTGTAATTACCGTTTGCGACGGCTATTTAACCGACACAATCCTGATAAAATAATATGACACCCGACCAAATAAAAGCACTCGAAGCCATACACCCCCATTACGAGAAGTTCAAAAAGTCCGGAAACTGGTATCTGAAGCACGAAGAAGTAGTGAAGCTAAAAGAAACCGCCCGAAGCTTCGGAATGGAAGTCTCGAACGAATGCATGAGCTGCGTACCCGATTTGGTGATCCGGCTCATGCGGCACCAGTACCTCCCCTACCTTAAGAACCAGGCAGCAGCACCAGAAGTAAAAACAAAAACAAAAACAAAGAAATGACATCAATACCCCTGCCGTCAAGTGTGCTATATCCATTTAAGTTCATGGGAGTGGGAGATAGCTTTGAAGTTCCTGTGATTGAAGGTGTAAGTATACGCCAACAAAGGTCAAGAGCATCAACGTATATGGCAATCTATACGAGGAAGAATCCAGAGTATCAATTTACGATTCGGTATGTAAACAAAAAGATAAGGATTTGGAGGACTGGAATCGTTAAAGGAAAGCAGCCCGCGCCTCGTCAAGACGATAAATGGACTGGCTTTAAGGTAGAGAGGGCAATACCAATACCTGAACCTGCATTGAAAGTGAAATACAAATTCAGGAAAATGAAACTCTTTGATGTTGACCTTATAAAAGTACCTGAAGCGGTGTATGTGTTTGATTTTTATTATAACGTGTATACAGCTGGTTATATGCACATGAGGCGGTCAGGGAAAGGAACTGAGTTTAAATTTAGCTATGCCAAAAACCCAGGATATATAACAATTGTAAGAGTAAAATAATGTTAGACAGTAAAAATATTCCCAAAATATCAACGATAGTAAATGAACCGTGGTTCCATGCGAAACCCTGGCTAATCCTGGGAACAGGTGAAAGCCTCGCCCAATACAAACCGGAGTACCTCGAACAGTTCAATATCTGGGCGATCTACGCGGCTATTGACGTACCCGGGTATGCTGATGTGCTCCATTACCAGGACACCCAGGTGCCAATATACGACGGACCAATACCTAGAAGCTACCGGTATTGCGCTATTCGCCATACCAAAGCCGGTACCTACCAACCGGAACGCGCAGTAAACATCACGTACAAAGAGGACTTCACTGACCACGGGCTGAACCCTGACGAAGCAGATTACCCCCGGAGCAATTCAACGAGCTTCGCGTTCCTGTTCTTGGCCAGCAATGGAGTAAAGAAGATCCACACCCTCGGCATTGACGACGGCAGCACAGGATTTTGCGACCTGATCAGCCCGCTTTACAGAGCAATAAACGCCCCCTTCATATCTGAAGATCAGTTCAACCTTGAAAACGCTACGAACGATCATTGGTGCAGAACCTACGGGGCAGAATGGATAAAGCTAAATAAGTAGTATGGCACGACCAAAAGGAACAAAGTATATCGAAACCCCGGAAAAGATGTGGCAGCACTTCTGCGAATACCGGCACGATAAAAAAAGCGATCCAATAATCGAGATCGACTATGCAGGCAAGGATGCTGTAAGGGTAGAGAAGCCGCACCAACGACCGCTAACTTTGGAGGGTTTCTCCGCATGGCTGTTTGAGCACGGAATCACCGGTAATGTGCACGATTACTTTGGGAATAAAAATGATGCTTATACTGATTATTCCGATATCTGTCGCGCAATAAAGGAGATTATCAGAACTGACCAGATCGAAGGCGGCATGGCCGGCATCTACAACCCATCCATCACCCAGCGCCTGAACGGGCTAACAGAGAAGGTACAGCAGGAGAATTACAACAACACCGAGAAGCCGGACTGGCTTACTAAACCAATATCGTAATGGAAGAAAACAAAAAGGTAATGACCGAATTTACTCCGAGCCTGCACAACTTTCAGCGGTTATTGATAAGTAAGATTGAATGGTTTGTCAAGACAGCGGAGGGTTTAACGGACGAGCAGCGGACGAACTTAAAGTACCAGGTGTCAGGATGGGTTTACAATAAGCAGGGCTTTGATGCTAAAACGATTGTTGAAGATGCTTTTGGGTATGCTATTTCCGAATGGGTCCAGCAAAACCATGAGCTATCCGAGCTGTGGAAACAAGTGGCTGTAGCTAATGCCGCTATCCATAACGCGCCTGAGGAGACCGCGACCGTGGTTGTCGCTAAATATAAAGAGGGTTTCAACATTACGTAAGCATAAAAACAGCCACCCATATAAACCGCAGCAGGTCAAAAGCCGCATTTTGCCACACATCACAGCCACTTATATAAAATGAAGAACAAAAAAGTATCACTCGAATATCATAATGCGGCATTAAAGGCTATCGCATGGGGATACGCCGCTGCTGGTTTAGGGATTGGAATTGCGGTAGGGGCCTCAATTGCCGGGCTTGTATTATGATCCTGACAATCGACCCCGAATATGACATCGGCCAAACGGTGTACCTAAAGACCGACCCGGATCAGTACCCGCGGTTGGTGGAGGCGTATGTCGTAACCGAGCGCACCACCATGTACAAGCTTGCCCATATCGCCAACAGCAGCCAGCATTACGATTTTGAGATCAGCGCACGAAAGAACTTCCATGTTTAACCCGAACCTTGTTTTCATTGATCAGAACATAAAGGATGCACGCATTATCGCGCTTCAGGGCGGCACACGCTCGGGCAAAACGCATTCAGCCCTGCGGTGGGTTATCCGGCAGGCAAACATGTACAAGGGTAACTTAACCTATTCAGTCGTCCGGCAGACCCTCACGGCATTAAAGGCAACCGCCCTGCGTGACTTTATCGAGATCACCACCGAGGCCAACATGTATTCGGAGGCATTTCACAACAAGACCGAGAATACCTACCACCTGAACGGGAACATGATCGAGTTCTTCGGGGTAGACGACGAGCAAAAGGTCAGGGGCCGAAAGCGGCAGTTGCTTTACGTGAACGAGGCGAACGAATTGACATTGGAGCAATGGCGACAGCTGCTATTCAGAACCGAGGGCAAGGTTATTATTGACTACAACCCATCCATGAGCGCGGACCATTGGATATTTAAGGACGTGCTGACACGGGACGACTGCCGAATGATCATTACCACGTATAAGGACAACCCGCACCTTACCCCTGAAACGGTTGCAGAGATCGACAGGCTGAAAGATATTGACCCGGAGTATTACAAGGTGTTCGGGCTGGGGCTGCGCGGTGAGATCAAAGGGCAGATATTCTCCAACTTCACCGAGTGCGAGGGGATCCCGACCGATGCTAAGTACCTAGGTTCAGGCATGGACTTCGGGTTTACCAATGACCCGACTGCAGTTGTCGATGTGTACCAGCAGAACGGCGAGCTTTGGGTTGATGAGGTGCTTTACCGTACCGCCCTGACCAATTCGGATATTAACGCCTTGATAAAGCACCGGGCAGGCAAGCGGTATGTATGTGACAGTGCCGAACCTAAAAGCATTGAGGAACTCAGGCGCATGGGGTTGAATGTCGAGGCGGCGAAGAAAGGGCCGGACAGCGTGAAAGCATCCATCGATATACTGAAGCGGTACCGGATCAATATCACCAAAGGATCCGCCAACCTGCTTAAAGAGATGCGGCAATACAAATGGAGGGTCAGCAAGAACACCGTCACCAAAGAGGACCAGACCATGAATGAGCCGGTCGACTTCAATAACCACGCAGTCGATGCCCTGCGCTACCTGGCATTAAACAAGCTCAGCAACCCTTCCAGTGGCAAGTACGCTATTGTTGGAGGCAGGGGATAAACAGCACCCTATTATAGTTATGGATAAGTAAATTTGAAAGATTATGATTAAAGCAAATGAATTGAGAATCGGGAACGAGGTAATGAACCCATTTTCCGGGACAACAGGCCGCGTTACAGCAATGGATATTTCAGACATTGAGAACGGCAGTAAAGAACGGCAGCCCATCCCTCTTACCGAAGAATGGTTGAATAAGGCTGGCTGCAACATTAAAGAGGGTGTTGGATGGAAATACTATTGTTTTATAGATTTTGATTTACAAGTTGATCTTTGCAATAAAGTAGCTTTCGTTCAAAGACATGACGAGGACGCTGTTCCGTTTCCATGCCAATACATACATCAACTGCAAAACATTTATTTCACCCTTACAGGAGAAGAACTATTATGGAATTAAACATACCAACCGCATACAATGAAGTAAACCTGGGAACATACCAGCATGTTGCCCGACTGATTACCGAACGGGCACAGATAGAAGACGCAGCGGATGCCGTACAGCATAACATTGAGATCCTGGCAGCACTTACCCAGGTGGATGCCGAAGCACTGGGCAATGTCATATCATTCCCCATGCTTAATCAGCTGCTTCAAAAGCTGGCTTTCCTGAATGACCTGCCAAAGCCGAAGATGATCGCAACATTCGAGTGCCATGGTAAGCGGTTCACGGTTTTAAACACGGTCCAGAAGATCAGCGCCGGTGATTTTATCGACCTATTGGAGTTTCAAAAGGATATCGAAGGGAACATGCACTCGATCATGGGGATCATCTGCCGGGAGGAAGGGGTAGAATACACTACCGAAGGAGCAATGAGCAACGCGGACCTGTTCAAAAAGCACCTGACCGCTGATATCGCAATAGGCGTGTCGCTTTTTTTTTGCAACTTTTTCATCAACTGTGTAGAAGTTACCAGGGCTTATTTGGCGGCAACAAGCCCGAAGGAGCGCAGAGCGATAAGCAAGAAACTAAAGGGAGTTGGTACAGCCAGAAATATGGCTGGCTTCTCTGGATTGATCGACTTGCAAGGGGCATTCCTAAAGATAAAGACATCATAGAACAATGGCCGGTTATCCGGTTCCTGAATGAAATAGTATTTGAAAAGGACACCGAGACATATGATAAGCAAACAAAATGAGTGAGGTAACAACCATAAAGTCCGTTGACCCTTCAACCCTGGAATGGCTTTCCGGGATGAAAACGAAGTACTCCATCGAGGACCTGCGGGCCGGTAATGGTAACCCGCTGGAAAAAGGTGTGCTCGGATGGAGCAACATGTTGACTAGCGGCATCAAAAAGAATGTACGTAGTACCAAGTCAGAGGCTACCAAAGCCCTGCTTCAGTCCGTGGTGGCCCTGCCAATCTTCAGCAAGCGTAACTCCCTGATCAGCCAGATCCAGGCAGAGGACTATATCGAGTTCCTGGAAAAAGGCGTGAGCGGTACAAAGGTGAAGCGTAACACCCCGTTTAAATTCAAGAATACTTTCGTAGGCGCTAAGATGCTGGCCTCGTTTCAGGTGTACGTAGCATCAAAACCGATCAGGCTGCAGCCGAAGCGCGGGCAGTCCAAAAAGGACATGAACAAGCAGGTAGCCTTCGCAATGGCAAAGTCGGTTAAAATGAAGGGGATCAAGGCCCGGAACATTTACGGAACCTTCTTAAAAAAGAATAGCCCGCAGATCAAAGAGCTGAAGGATATCGTAGGCAGGAACATCGGTGGAGCTGTAGCGGCTGAGATCGTTACCGCCTGGGGGAATAAATAATCAGTTGCTTTCGAGGGGCCACAGGGCCAACGGGATGAGGTGCGCCACTGGCACCTTTACCTCTGTCTTATCTATTTCGTAGTGCAGCCGCTCCGGGGTTCCGGGTGTTGTTGCAGTGGCCACCAGCCTGAGCATGCTGACCTCAGCGCCGGTGTTTGCGTCTTGCAACTGCCGAATGGTAAGGTATGTTGTTAAAGCCAGCTTTTGAGGGATGCAGTAGAACTCGTCCGTCTCACTGTCCTTGTATATCGATACCCGGCGTATTGCACTAAAGTCGTGGAGGGGTTCGGTTTCTTCCTGCATTTGGCTACTTTACGCGAGTCCAGTTCATCATAACGCTGTCTGAGGCTTTAATGATCTTGTTATTCCTGAATAAAACCAGGCACTTAAATGTCGATACAGACGAATCAGTTAATCTCAATGTAGTGGCGGGATCGTCTGGCAGGTAAATAGATAGATTAAGAACGCTACCGTCATTGTCTTGCTGCATAGTCCACACCCCGCCAGACCTTACACCTGCCGAATCCTTAATGAATGTCGAATCGTCATTGAACGTGTATACCCATGCGCTTCTGTAGTCGTTTACCCACGACCCGCGTGTCAGCTTAAAGTCGGTTGGTTCAGGCTCGATCGGTTCTTCATCCTTGCACGAAGCAAAAGCCAGGGCAGTAAAAAAGAGTAGAAGGTAGGTTGTTTTCATAAATCAAAGGTAAACAATCCTTTAACATTTCCAAGCACGGCCATAAACACCACCCTATTACGTATATGGCGTATACAATCATAGAGCAACCCCAGGAATACACACCAGCATATAACAACATTGTGTACCGGCTTTTCAGCAGTAACGGAGCACAGGCGAAATTTAAGTTCTGCATTGACCTTTACCTGAAAGACGATAGTGTAGGGCTGGATGAATACCTGGGACGGTTCAGAACGCTTTTGCAGGTTAACCGCACAAACCTTGAATTGGAAGGCTTTTTCAACCTGACCGACATTTTAAAGAACGCCTACCCATTAACAACATACCCGCAGAACCAGTATCAACAGCGGGCTTACTACATCCATGCCGACCTGGGGGAAGAATATGCAGCAAGCGCAACCGGTGCTGTGACATACTACCCTGCCGCCACAGCTGATTTTGTTGTATACAACGGTGCGCTAGGTGCACAAGAGTTCCGGCAGTACGACCATACCGACCTAATCGATACCACAATCGTGGCCGCCTCGTCCGGTGTGGGGATCAACGCGTTAACATCCATGCCGTTCCCGCGTGTGATCCTTCGCAGTACATGGGCCGAACTGGGTTTCCTGATCAATGGCAATGCCATGAATGCGCTTTTCACGTATTACAACGGCAATACCGTAATAGGCACCCAGGAAATAATACCGGACACCACAGACCGGGTTTCAACTGAGGTATCGATCAACCCGGATAACATTTCAATACCCGATGCGGCCACTAGGTTTACGGTAGTACTGCGCAGGCAGAGCAACGATAACGCTATTTCACCGGTGTACGAGTTCGAGTTCGATACCTCGTGCGATATATATGACAAGGTGAATGTGTACTGGCAAAACAAGTACGGGGCCGAGGATTCGTTTGTTTTCAACATGAAAAGCTACCGGAACAGCGAGACCCAGCGCAACCGGTATAAAACCGAATTCGGATTAAATAACGGGTACGACCGGGCAGGTGATGGAGTATACCACAGTAATACCGGTATTAAGCACCGGTTAAACACTGACTGGCTGACCGAAGAACAGTTGCAGGCAATGGGACAGCTCGCGGAAAGCAACAATGTGTTTATCAGCTTTCATAACGAATACGTGGCCGGGGTACGCGCATCAATCAACCTGACCTTTACAACCCTACCTTTTGACGGAGGGAGCAGCGAGTACTATATCCAGGCTGGCTGGTTCCTGACATTCAACACCTCAAACGGAGCACTGACATATACCGACGGAGGGGGCAATGCCCAGCTCACGCCAGAGAGCGTTATCACACAGCTGGTAGCCGACCTGCAGGCATCGGATATCGGAACTTATTTCAACATCTCATATACCGGGAGTGCATACCCGTTTGTCATATCCTTTGAAGCGATAACGCCGGGAGATGCCGATACAATCAGCAGTCCGACCACAACCATTTCAGGAGGACCGACCGAAGCAGCCGGAACACTATCAGCGAATGTTGCAGGTGTGGATGGGGTAACGCCTCAGCGCATCCCGGTACTGGTGGACAACAACACATTCGAGTACAAGAAATCAGAAAACGAACCACTGTTCCAGCTTGAACTAAGCGTAACTGAGCGGTTAAGCTACGAAAGACAAACCCAATAATGAATACATTCCTATACATAGCCGCCGTCCAGATGGATTTATCGGATGAATACCCGATACCGTTAGACTTTTTATTGACCGATGTTACTCAGCCGGGCACCAGGAAGGCGAGTCGATCCCTCACGATCACACTGCCTAACACGCCGAACAATGCCGCAGTGTTTAAAAACCTGTTCGTGCTGAACAAGGATAACACGATCCAGAGTTATGACCCGAACGTGAAGGTCGTGGCATTTCTGCAAACCGGCAGCAGTACGCAAATGGAGGGATATTTCCAGCTGAACAACATCGTTACTACAGACGGGGTAACTATATACGAAGGATCGCTTATCTCTAACGAAATGAGCCTGTTTTCGGATATGGGCGATAAGTATATTACTGGAAATACGGATAGCGGCAATGATGTTGACCTCGACACGGGCACCACCGCAAAGCTGTTGCAACTGTCCTCAAATCCACAACCGGTAGTAGATGCTTTTGCGGATCCGGCTTCCACCGAGGTATCGGAATTTATGCTCGTTGATTCCGGCACTGGCGTAGAGTCTTCGACATGGCCATACTATACAACCGATTGGAGCAACCAACGGCTCGCCCTGCGCTTTAAGCACATATGGGACCGGGTGTTTTTAAAGCATGGGTACAGCTATTCCAGCGACTTCCTTGAAGCCGACTTTTTCAAGAACCTCGTTTATATCGATACGCATAAGGGTTTACCGAAATTGACAGCCGCGGAGGTGGCGAATATTTATGCGCTGGTAAAACGTACGGCTGCATCAGCGGTTATTGCCACAGCTGGCTTTAACGCGGACTTCACCACTGAAGTAGCCGATGTTGGGAACCGCTTTAACCTGGCAACGGATGTTTATACCAACACAGGCACGCAACGGTTGCTCACGACATCAGCATTGATAAAGCTGGTTTCCCGCCTAACGTTCACGGGGCCGCATGTTACAGCGGTTGGGCAAACCGTAACAAATACCATTACCGTTTCCATTAAGCATGTCGCAGCCACACTGACTACGGCTATTTTCAGCCAAGCAATTACCATTCCAGCCGGCTCATATATAGCTGGCAACACCATTGATTATGCACTGACAAATGAACCTGATTACATAGCCTTTCTGCAAGCACTAAGGTTGGTCGGCAATTCTGAAACACTTTTCGTAGAAATTGCGCAGAGCAATAACGCGAGCATTCAGGGCATACCAGCGGACGTTGGTGTAATCCAATCATCTGACAACTACCTCGAAATAAAACCAACCGGGGACCGGATCGCTTTCGGAGATCGTTACTACAACCGTGCAGTAATAGCCGATAAGCACATGCAGAAGGACTTCATTGTAGATGTGCTTAAAATGTTCAATCTCTACCTCCTATTCAAAGATGGGGAGTATATCATCGAGCCGCGCGATACCTTCTACACCCTGGGTATAGAACATGACTGGACCGACTTAGTCGACCGCTCGCAGCCGATGGAGATTAAGCCGCTGGGACAGCTCACATGGAAACAACTGCAGTTCTGCCCGGCGGTGGATAAGGATTACTACAGCAAGCAATACCAGGCATCCACCGGCCAGGCATACGGCCAGCAAAATGTGCTGAACACCAACCAGTTTTTGAAGGAGATCAAAAAGGTGGAGCTGAAGTTTTCGGCCCCGCTCCTGGTGAGCAATGGGCCAACCCATCCTAAAATACCGCACCTGTATGACCAATCCGGGGATCAAAAGTCACCGCTGGACTGCGGGCCGCGCTATGGATATTGGGCAGGCTGGAAGGAAGCCGACACAACTTTTTTGAGCATAACAGATCCCGGGGGAACACAGTACACATGGAACGGGTACGCTTACGTAGGGGAATTTGACGACCCGAACAACCCGACCCTATCCGTTTTATTCGGGCCGCCTTCGATCATTTACTACACCTCGGCAGAACCGATAGCAATACCAAGCTCCGGGCTGTACGATTACTACGGAAACGAGATCGAGAACCAGACCGACCTTAATGCAAAGCTGCTTACCTGCTATGTGCTGATCAACCCCTTGCTCGTAAACAGCCTGAAGCTATACGATACGGTAGTGATTGATGGGGTGCGCTGGATCATATCCAAGATAAATAATTATAACACCGCAGAGCTTCAGCCCGTGCAGGTAGAACTAATTCAATACGTAATCTAATGGAAAGAGTAGTAATAGAATCGGAAATAAAATTAGACCAGCCGGTTGCAGTGTATAAGAACGTCAAAACGCTTATCCGGGAAACCAGGAATGAACAGCAAAAGGCGGCTGAGCAGTTCGGCGAAAACTCCAAGCAAGCTACTGCACTGGCAAAAAAACTGAGCGAGTTACAGGAAAAGCAGGAGGACTTAAACCGTTCGACCAAAGCGTATGCGGCTGATCCTTTCGACCGGGCCGAATTTACCTTGCGAGGAGTTACCGCCGGGTTTCAGGCTGCAGCCGGTGCCGCTGCAATTTTCGGATCCGAAAGCGAGGATGTGCAAAAGGCCTTACTGAAGGTACAGGGAGCAATGGCCCTTTCGCAAGGGGTGAAAGATATTCTCGATCTGGGCAAAGCATATAACCTGTTCAGCATAAACACAATTCCAAATGTCGTGAAGTCTTTATTCACGCTGAGAGGCGCGTTGATCGCTACGGGTATTGGTGCTATCGCAGTAGCCGTTGGAACGCTGGCAGCGAATTGGGATAAGCTGATTGGCTTCTTTACAAAGTCATTTCCTGTGTTAAACCAGATCGGAGAGTTTTTCAAAAACATCAAACAGCAGTTCGCCGGGTTCATTGCCGGAGCGGTTGAAGGCTTTAAGGTTGTTGGCGATGTTCTGGTTAAGTTCTTCACAGGGGATTTATACGGTGCGGTCGATGCCGCAAAAGCTGGCGGGGCAAAAATAGCCGAAGCGTATAACAAGGGTTTCGAGGAAAAGGATGCTGAACTGAAAGAGGAAGCCGCGGTTAAATCATTAAATCGTCAGTTGCAACTACTGGAAGCCCAGGGAAAGGATATTACAGACAAGAAAATTGCTTTGCTGAAACGAGAGCAGGCAATGCTGGATAAGGAGAGCGACGAGTATTTTGAAAAGACCCTGGAAATCGAAAAGCTGCGCACGGCGCAACGGCAGAAGAACGAGGATGAGCGCAAGAAAAAAGAAGAAAAACAGAAAGAAAAAGCGGAGACTGAATTTGCCATACAAATGAGCCGTCAAATTGAGGCGCTGCGTATGGAAAGGGAGTTGATCGATGGGGTACAAAAGGATAAAGAGGCTGATGATGAACTAAAGATAAAGCGAAAAAAAGAAGCGGATAAACTTCTTGAAGGCATGCTGGATGATGAAAAGAAGGCAGATGATAAACGTAATCAGGGGCTTCTTGAATCACGGCGCAACCTTTACGAGCAGTCTGCCAATTTAGCCGGGACATTCGCGGATCTTGTCGGTAGGCAGACCGCGGCAGGGAAAACCGCTGCTTTGCTTCAGATTGGATATGATACCGCTAAAGCCCTTACCGGCGCGCTGGCAATATCCCAAAGCCCGACCCCGGACAACGTTGCAACGGGTGGCCTTGCTGGTATTGCAAAATACATCGGTATAGCAGCAACCATTTTTACAAGTGCCGCCAAAGCCAAACAGATTATCAGCAGCGGTAACGCTGGCGGTGGCGGTGCTCCCTCACTTCCTTCAGTGAACTTTCAGGCCCCCCAGATACCACGAGGCACAAACGTAGACGGTGCCGGTGACATTCAATTGAGCCAAAGGCAACAAGCATCCCGGGTGTACGTAGTTGAATCCGATATCAGAAGAACAGCTGGAAAGGTAGCAGTAATAGACCAGAACGCCACAATCGGTTAACACCACCCTATTACGTATATGGATAAGAAGTTACCCGTGTACGAAATGGTTATTGATGAGGACCAGGAAGCACTTGTTTATAAAACCTCATTCGTAAAAGATCCCGCGTTTATGCGCTCGTTCATGGCCTTCTCAAAGCAGAGCAAAATACACTTTGAGGCAGACGATGAGCAAATGGTAGTTACCGGGCCAATGCTGGTTCCCGGGCTACCCATCTACCGGAGGGAGGAAACCGGGGATGAATTCTATGTAACGATCAACGCGGCAAACGTCCGCAAAGCAGCCTTCGCTTATTTAAAAAAGGGCTTCGCCACCGCCGTAAACGTCGAGCATTCGCAAGATGTAGCCGGTGTGTTCATGGTGGAGAGCTTCATCATTGATGAGAAGCGCGGCATATCCACGCCGCAGGGTTTCGATAAACAGCCGGAAGGTACCTGGTTCGCTTCATTCAAAGTCGATAACCCGGATGTATGGGCGAAAGTAAAATCCGGTGAATTTACCGGGTTTAGTATCGAGGGATTGTTCGATTTGCAGAAAATAACAAACAGCCCGGAAAGCCAGTTGCAGCAAGTGATTGACATCATAAATCAGGCTGAAAAATAACACCCCCCTATTACAGTTATCACGTAGGAAATAATACGGCTATAACATGAAGAAGGACGCAAAAACAATTTTACAGGAACTGAAGAAAGTTCTGTTCGGTGACGAGGGACAACAGTTCAAAGAAGCAACCCTGAAAGACGGCACCATTATAAAATACGACGGTGAATTAGCGCAGGGTACCGCCCTGATCGCTGTAACGCCTGAAGGCGAAATTCCGATTCCTGACGGTACCTACGAAATGGAGGACGGCACAATGGTAACAACCGCAGCCGGACTGATTTCTGAGATCGTACCACCTTCAAAAATGAACGAGGACGAAGCGTTTTCCGAGAAGATGAAACCATACGATGAGCGGATGGGTAAGATGGAAGAAAGCCTGAAAACCCTCGTCGATCTGGCAACCAGACAGAACGAAAGTTTTGAAGCAGTTACCAAAGAAAATAAAGAGATGAAAGAAGCTCTCGGTAAGCAGGACGAAGTAAACGAAACGATCCTCAAAGGATTGGAGAAGTTCAGCAAAGCCCCTTCCGGAAAGGCAGCAGAGATCAAGAAAAACCCCCTAAAGAAAGACGACGATGCGCAGGATCCGCTTGAAAACCAAGTTGAAACAATGATGGCCGTCTTGGAAAGCAAAAACGATTAATCACGAAAAAAATCAACAAATCTGATATGAAAAAGGGTTTAAAATTCTCGTTCGATGTTAGTGCCTTAGCTAACTACACCGACCAGGAAGAAAAGAAATTAGTACTCCGTTCATTCTTCACACCAAAGACGTTTCAGTCGAGCCGTGCTTTAGGTGCTGACCTTGAAACGGGTATCAAATCGAGCAAGGTAATACAGAAGCTGGCCGTTTCAGCCGTGCCACAGGCAGGCGGGTCGTGTAGCTTCAACGCTTCCGGCAACCAGGCATTCACCCAGGCAACCATTACACCGGGTAAGGTTAAGTACCAGGACACATTGTGCCCTAGCGACCTTGAAGCAAAATGGACCCAAAAACTGCTCACGTTGGGTCAGAACTATGATGAGAATTCCATCACCATAGACGGTATCATTAAGGACGCTCTTTTCGAGTTGATCGGGGAGCATCTGGAAGTTGCCGACTGGCAGGGTGACACAGGCAGCGTAAGTGCATACCTGAACAGGTACAACGGTCTGATCAAAGTAATGACGGACGCAGGCGGTCTTGTTGACGGTAACACAGCAGCCATAGAATCGCTCACTATCGCAAACACCATTCCGGCACTGTTTGCAATGGTTGATGCTCTACCGGCACCGCTGAAGGGTAAACCCGACCTGGTGTTGTACATCGGTACTGACACTTTCGACAAGGCAGTGACCAACATGTTCAACCTGAATATGTTCAACTACACCCAGGAAACCGGAACGTACGAAATGACGCTGCCAACCAAAGGGGTTAAACTCGTTGGTGTGCATGGCCTGGATGGAACCAACCGCATGTTTTTAATGCGCGCATCGAACATCACATGGGGAACAGACATGGAAGGGGATTTTGAAGAATTTGAAATCTGGTACTCAAAAGATGATCGCAACATCAAATACAGCGTTCAGTTTGCCCGCGGTGTTCAGGTGGCTTACCCTGGCGAGATCGTCGAATTCACATTAGCATCATAACCAACCGGGGCGGCTTACAACCGCCCCATAATTTTCACACAGAACAATGTGCCAATTAACAAGAGGTTTCGCGCGGGACTGTAACAACAGTATCAGCGCAATCAAAAACATATACATATCCAACAAGGAGCTTGCCGGTGCCGCTACACAGAACGCCACCGGGCAGATCACAGCCTTTGCGGCGGCTACTGGTACACCGTTTAAAAAGTACGAGCTGAACGACCAGAACGCGGATTGGAAGTCGACACCTGCAGTCAACGAACAGAACGGTACTTGCTTCTTTGCCAATCTGATCAACTTCACGGTTCCTAAATCAGAACAGGCGAAGCGTAACGAGTTCAAGCTACTGGCCAACGGCGACGGTGCTACGGTGATTGCGGAGGGTTTTGACGGCAGGTATTGGGCTATGGGCTTCCTGAATGGTGCAAGGTGGACAGGCGGTGATTTGGGAGTAGGCAGGAACTTCGGGGACCTGAACGGTTTCAACGTCTCATTAACAGCAAACGAAACGGAGCCACCGGCAGAGATCGCGTACAGCGCCTTTTCAGCCCTGGTGGAAGCAAATGCATAAAATCTTATAGGTGGGGATCTATTGTTTCATCAAATCAGCCTCGGAGCAATCCGGGGCTTTTTTGCGCCATATAACACCGCCCTATTATAGATAGAGCATGTTAAGGATCACTACCGGGATAAACTATTTGGTTGCCACGCTGACAGAAAAATGTACGCTGGATAATCCTGTTTTCCTGGTGGAGTTCATTAACCAGATAACCCTACAGAAAAGATACTGTATCGCAGAGGATATAAGCGAGTACCCGGACCGGTATAATAAGCTGGTGATAGATAACGACCCGGAACCGGTGGACCCGTTGGAGGGGGAGGTTGATTTAAGCGTTCGCGGGTACTATCACTATAAGGTTTACGAACAAAGCTCCACTACGAACCTGGATCCAGATAACGCAGTTGGACTTGTGGAGCGCGGAATAGCAAAAGTAGAGTACACGGCTCAGACAGTAACCGAATACGAAACCACCCAGAACGACGGGGTTTATACCGGCGACCCGGTAGACGAGTTCCTGACGGATGAGGACGGCAATTATCTAACCGATGAACAAGGCATATTATTAATAGCAGAATAATGACGATCATAAAAAAGAAACTATACGAGGACTTCGACCAGGTGGCAGCAAACCAGCTCACCGATGAAGTGCCGGTAAAGCAAACCACGAACAAGGTAACGACCCTGCAAAAGATTTACAACCTTTTCAAAACCAGTTTTGATGCGGTCTATACTACAACGGCAGCGGTGGCCGCTCAGATAACCACAGCCCTTTCACCGTACGCGACAACGGCATATGTCAATAACCTGGTTGCCACAGTCTACCGTGCAGCAGGGGAATGGGATGCAAGCGGAGGTGGGTATCCGACAATCGGGACTGGAACAGCAGGCGCAGTAAGGCAGGGAGATACGTATAACGTAACCGTTGCCGGAGGTGATTTTGATATAGGAGATAGTTTTTATTCTAAGGTAGATAACCCGGGCCAGGATGCTAATAATTGGGCGAGGTTCGAAGCGAATACCCAGCAGGCCACAGAAAGTACAAGGGGTACGGCAAAGGTTGTTACCCTTGCGAATCTTCAGGACGATGCCAGCACAAACGACACTGATATTATAACCCCGGTAAAGTTCTGGGACGTGCTAAAGAACACGTTTATGGGGCTGGCCGAATTTTCCGCAGGGGTGGCAGCGGCACTCATTACAAACCTGCCCAGTGGATCAGGGCCAATTGTCGCTGGTGAAGCGTTGGACTTAATGCTCAGCAAGCTACAGACACAACTTAACACAGCGGTTAATCTTCCTGGTGGACTTGCCCCGGGTTTGGCTCCTCTAAAGGTTGGCGCATCAACAAATTTACCAATCGATATTTCCGAAAGCGATATGCGGGTTAATGCAGACTTAGAGATCATCGAGGGGAAATACCTGTACTTAACTAACGATTCCGGCCAGCGGGTGCGGATTTCGGTAGACGGCTCAAACAATTGGGTTATAACACCAGTATAGCATGCAGTACAAAACATTACACTTAGCCCAGCATAAAGTACCGGAGTTCATTGAAAAACCAATGAGCAAGGGATGGGTAATGAACGGGGAGAATGACCGTTACCCTATGTATCTGCTGGAACTGTTCAACCGGTCCAGCGTTCACAATGCGCTGGTGCTCGGGAAGTCGTCCTACATCTACGGAAAAGGATTTGAGGTTGAAGACCCTAAAGCGAAAATATTTGTTGATAAGGCGAACCGGTATGAATCATTAAACAAGGTTCTGAAAAAATGCACCATTGATGAGGAAATATTTGGCGGGTATTACCTACAGTGCATATGGAATAATGAAGGAACATCTATCGCAGAGGTGTACCACCTGCCATACGCTAAGATGCGGTCCAATGACGACAACTCCATTTTTTTCTACTCCCCGAAATTCAAAGGACCTGAAAACAAAAAGGTAGGCCCGTTCGATAAATCCGTGAAGGACTTCCCATGCCTGGACCTTAGCGACAGAACCGGCAGCCAGGTATTATTTGTAAAAAACTACAGGCCAGATGTGGAGGCGTATTCCCTGCCGGATTATATCGGGGCCAACGCTGCAATCGAAACCAACATCGAGATCAACAATTACCACCTGAACAACATCAAAAACGGCTTCTCTGGCGGGTACCTGATCAATTTTAAGAACGGCAATCCAACACCTGAGGAGCAGAAGGCTATATATAAGAAGATCGAGGAACAGCACACGGGAAGCGATGCGGCCGGCCGGATCGTTTTGATCTTCTCTGAAGGGCCGAGTGATTCGCCGGATATAGTACCGCTCACCCCTAATGACCTTGACAAGATGTTCGAGCAGCTGCGCAAGGACACCAACGAGGAAATATTCATCGGGCACAGGGTGGTTTCTCCTATGCTTTTTGGTATCAAAACCGAGGGGCAGCTGGGGGGCGTTACGGAATTAAAAACCTCTTTCGAGATATTCAAAACGACTGTTATCCAGGAAAAGCAGGAATCGCTTTTGGAGGTTTTTAACGAGCTGGTAAAGCTGGCGACAGGCGTTGAAGATTCGTTGGAACTAAAGGCAATCCCACCGGTAAAAGAAGAATTATCGATCAAAGACATTTTGAATGACCTCACCGTAGACGAACGGCGTGAGCTTGTAGGATTCGGGCCAAAACCTGAAGAGGTTACGCCCGTGTCTCCGGCAGATCCAGCCATGTTCTCCCGCCATAAAAAGGACAAGCAAAAGGACAAGGACGAGTTTAACATATTCAACGAGTTTGGCCGGGAAGTACCAGAAGAAGAACTGGCCACGTATGCAAGGCGCGACCTGGATTTTGTGGACGAACGGCCGGTGCTGTACATGTTCGACACCTTAACAGCCATTGAAAAGAAAGCGATCAGCATAGCCCGCGACAGCCCGAACATAGAAATAGGTGAGCTGGCCGAGGCGTTGGAGATCGATGCAGACGAAGCAGCAGAACTGCTGAAAGGCCTGAGCAAAAAGGAACTGATCTGGACCAAAAAAGGCAAGGTAAATATCACCAAAAAGGGCGACACTATTGCCGATAATACCGACCTGCCGGAGTATGATGTGGTGTATCGGTATGAGAAAAGCCCGGATGCGCAAGGCCCGTCCATTCTCCCAGGTGGCCGTACCCGGGATTTCTGCGAGCTGATGATCAGGGCCAACAAAGTATTTACCCGCCAGGAAATTGATGCGATAGGCGACCGCGTGGGGTACAACGTTTGGAAGTTCCGGGGCGGCTGGTATCACAACGCACAAGGAGAAAATACGCCTTACTGCAGGCATGTGTGGGTTCAGTACGTAATCAAGAAAAAGAAATGAAAACAATTATCTATTTTATTGACGAGCAGACCTTAAAGGGTAACTCACCGTTGGACGACAATGTTGAGACAAAGCAGATTCAGATTGCCATGCGGTCAGCACAGGAGATTGAAATACAAACCGCATTAGGCAGCGATTTGTACAAGGATATGCAGGATGCGCTTGCGGATGATCCAACGTATATGGCACATGAAGCCTACAAAACGCTTCTGGATGATTATATCCAGCAGGCAATGATATGGCTCACAATAAAAAATATCGTTACCTGGCTAACCTTTAAACTACAGAATAAGAACATCGCCAAAAAGGACAGCGATAACAGCACCCCGATTGAGCGGGAGGACCTTTCATTTATCCGTTCGGAGGCAAAAAGTAAAGGGGAGTGGTACCTGGAACGGATGAAGCAATTTATCTGTGAGCACCGGGACGACTACCCATTGTATTTTAATTCAAGCGGCGACCTGGACAGGATTGCCCCGGATAAGCAGCCGTTTAAAAGCTCGATGTTTTTAGGCCGCGAGACCAGCATGAAAGGAATTCCAACCTATAAAGAACCCTACAAATAATGGAACAGAAACCCACAAACCGGAACGAAAAGAAACTCTTAAAATTCCTTAAAAAGAATGGCTACATTAAATCAGATCAACAGCCTGATAAAAGCAAAGGCCGAAAGCCACGCACAGGTTGAAACATATATCGGCTTTGATGAGGACTGGATGGCCGGTGACGACAGCAACACGCAATACCCGATTATAAGCGCGAGCATTCAGCCGTCAGTCATTTCCCAAAGCACCAACACCATAAATTTTACAATCCGGCTGGCATCTGCAGATCGGCAGCAAAAGGGTGTGCGGGATGTTGTCGAGGTTCTGAGTGACAGGCTACAGGTTTTAAACGACCTGCTGACCATGCTAAGGCGTGAGCTGGCTGGGCAGGTGATCATTTCAAATGATGTCCAGATAACCCACTTCACGGATTTTACTGACGATGAGTGCGCAGGCTGGTACGGTGATTTTATTATTCAGATTCCAAACCCTGCCGACTACTGCGCAATACCAACCAATTAACACACCCCTATTACTATTATGGCAACAGCAATTGAAGATTTAATGGGCGGAGGAAAGCAGGGCAAACTTGTAAAGAATTTGGAGCCGATCACGGCCAGCAGCTACAAGTACCTATACATCCGCGAGGATTCGGTTATTTCCGCTATCACCAGCACCAGCGATAAGGATGTTCTGGCACAGTGGAACATGGCCGGCGAAACTTTCCTGGCGGGTGATATCATCTTTGCCCACAACGGCGAAGGGATCAAAGCGGTAACATTTACATCTGGATCAGGTTTCGTTTTAGGGGAGGTATTGTAATGCGCTACGGGTACGGGTACGACTATTCCAGGAAACGCAGCGGTACTATAGCAACCGTTGTGAGCAATGTTTCAATTACCGGCAATCCGGTGGTTGGGCAATTGCTTACGGTGAGCTATGACATAACCGGGCCAGCTTCGGTTATTACCCGGGTATGGAAAAGGAATGGCGTAACCATATCCACGAGCACTGTAAGCGATACTTACCCACTCGGTCAGAATGATGCCGGGAACGCCTCAAACATCCTGTGTAACGTTGATGTGGACGGTGTGAGCAATGCGGATAGTAATACAATCGTACGGATTATGGATGCCCTGGCCGATGCATGGATCGGTGCCGAAATAATCACCTCAGCCGAACGCGATTCCGCAAACCAGCTATTCCTCGACATCCGGGCTGTTTCTTACCACACGGAGCTTGACAACAGGTTCATTTACGCTAACATCAACCAGAACCTTGCAAATAAATCGTTGTTCGGATCCAATGTGGCAGTGCCGGTAAACAGCCCTACATGGACCAGGGCGGTAGGGTATACAATGACCGGCACATCCTACATCAATCGCGGAACATCTACAAACGTAAAGTTCACCAGGAACAACCATACCCTCGTTGTAGAGATTTCAAACAAAAACATCCTGACCCTGGCCGCCCCGATGGGAGGAATGACGGCCGGAACTGCAGCAATATATTTTGAAATGGCCGCAAATGTGAACATGAACAGCCTGTCGATGCAAGATAATGCGGTGTTCGTTCGGACGATAGCCAATAAAGACTATGGAATACGCCGGTCAATTTCTACCGAATACATACCTTATCAGGACGGAGTGGCCGCCGCCGCAAAGATCAGGACCACAACAGGCACCCCGGCTACTTTGCTTTTCGATGGGGCGTATAACAACAACGGTGCGGTCGTTGAACCAATGGAGTCAGGGTCAATTGTTGTCGGTTCTGCACAAGGATCCGCAGTTGTTGATCCAGCTGTACTTCGTACAATAATTAACACTTTTATCGCATCATTATAATGAAAGTATTTTTGATACCCCCAACAAAAGCGAAAGAATGGACCGGCGAATATGGCGGCCACGGATTCGCTCCTATTGAAGATGCAAGCGGTAACATGGTTGTTGCTGCAGATGCAGATTATTCGCCGTTTCCTTTTTACGAAGAACTACTGAACTGTGATGTTATTGATTACACCCCTAAACCATTTTCATTTCAATGATAACAAAATGCACACTCGCCTGGATTGCCTCATGGGTTTTAGTATGGATCGGTCATACAGACTGGCTCCTGAAAACCGCCTCGGTAGCTGAGGTTATTAAACCGATTCTACAGGATGTTTCGCTAATGCTGGCAATGGCGTTATCAGTATACAACTACCTCGCAATAAAAGGAAAGAAAAATGAAAATCGTAAGTGAATTTCTGAATACCCTCAGCGGTAAACCGTCATTTTTCAGCAGTAAGCGGATAGAGCGGTTTGCCGTTTTTACGACCATGCTGCTGGCAACTGTGTCCTGGATGGGAATGCACATAGTAAAATGCTCGCTATCGGCAACGGATTTGGTACTTGTTGTAGGTACCTGGCTGGCATACGGAGGCTTCAATACGCTTCAAATTAAGAAAGACAAAAAGGAGGTAACCAATGAGAATACCAATATCTGAGCACTTCATGCTCGATGAGTTCCTGGATCCGATCAGCCACGGGAACCTTGTAAAGCAGATCGGGATTGCGGAGTTTATCCGGAAAAGCACCGGGCAACCGGTAACGGTCAATAATTGGGCAACAGGCGGCCAGTATCAGCATAGTGGTTTCAGGCCCATAACCTGCACGATCGGAAGTAAAACCAGCGAGCACAGGGAATTGAATGCAGGCGACTACAAAATAGGCAAGTGGACCGGTAAGCAAATGTTTGATTGGGCGGTAAGAAACGCTGATGCACTATATGCGCTCGGGGTTCGGAGAATTGAAGACCCGAGCATTACAACTACCTGGCTGCACCTGGATTGTAAAGAGCACGGGGAAAGGGCCATTAAAGTAATTGACCTCAAAAAGGTTACACAGGTAATTTACATCAAATGAAAAACGTCCTGCTTTTAATTTTTGTTGCCGGGTGTATGGTAGCTACCTGCCTGCTGATCTTCTATGCCCAGCAACCCGCCTCTGAAACGTCCGCAGGGGTTCACTCTGACAGCCTGCGCAATGCAGCGATACAGGACACGGCCACCCGGGTAATCCAGCATGCTACTAATGTTAAAAACGAAATCACAAAGCAATATGTCACCAACATTACGAACATTTATAACGGGCCTTCTACTGCTGATCAGCTCGATAGCATACTCGGACACCTGTACGACAGCCTCTACACCTACCGATTCAGTAAGGTTATTACGCAATAAAACCGCCCGCGCGGTGTACGAAACAATGATCAGCTGCGAAGCCTTGCGGTTGCAGGATAGCGTAATCATTCAGCAATGGCAGGTTAAGTTTACCAGCCAGGTGCAGCATACCGATACTTTAAGCCAGGAAAACAAGGCGCTTTCCCAGAAAAATCAGGCCCTCGGTACCTGTATTCGTTTTTGGCGCACTTTCTCTTTTATTCTCGGAGCGGCGCTTATAGGGTCAATCTTTTAAGGGATAACCAGCGTAAACGCCTCTCCTGTAACTTCCAAATAAAATTCCTCAAACTCCTGAACGGTAATATTCGCTTGTTTCTTATACTCGTTATGTACTGATATTACCATTATTCCCCAGCAGTAAAAGGCTACTGTAGCATGATCAAGGTTATCGAGGTAGAAGTAATTGCCTGTTTGTTCCGACCATGGTTTAAAGCCGCTATTTATTACTATCTCCCTGGTTAATATCATGGCAGCAATTTACCAGGATCATGGGCCAGGATTCAAGCAAAAAGTTTTAGCAATTATTTTACTTTTCGATTGTTTGAACCGGCTCAGCGTTTTCCTGGAATAGCGGGCTTTCTGGAATAACGTCAAACTGTTTACGCTCTAATTCACCGTTGCAATGGGGGCACCTTTCAGGATCTTGTATTTCGATCCCTACCGAACGCCTCGTTGTTACTGATATTATCTTTGCCAGTTTCCCTTTCCAAAAAAGGAAGTCTCCTAGGTTTGCTGTTTTCATGCTTTCTCTGTATTAGGTGGTGATGCAGGTAATGGCTGCCAAATGTTTTTTAACCAGTACTCGTAAAGTTCACCAGTTGGTTTTGCCCATACTCGTTTAGCCGACCCTTCCCCTGTAACATTGAAGTACTGCGGGTGAATTTTATAGTTTGATGTTTTGGCAGTAGGCAGCCAGTTTGCAAATTCAACTGTTTTCCACTGGCTTTCCTGCCTCCCTAGTTGCTCCCGGTAATCACCGTACCTTTGGGCGGCTTCCGTGGTAATTGCCCCTTCCATTGGGAAGAACATTTTTGCTCCTTTATCTACCAGTTCTTGCATTTTCTCCTTTTCAACCTCCTGCTGAAAGTCCTCAAATGTTTTCTCCCCTTTAGGGGTGTTGTTGTCGTTGTTCATGGTGTTGGTTCGTTAAATTTTTTGTACAGTTCTTCGGTGGTGAACCGGGGCCTAATATTCTTACTGAATGAATTATTTGGCACCCAAACGGTTCTTTTTATCCCCATTGGTTGATAACCATTTACAAGCCACTCTGCAAAGTCCACCGCCTTTTTCTGGGCGTATAATTCAGCTGCTTCATCAGCCCCCGGCTTGCGCTTTCCGTAGTTCCACGGGCGCTTCTTTTCTACAAGCTCATCGGCTTTCTTCTTTGCTGGTGTCATAGCATAATTTGTTTGATGCCCTTACATGCTGCGCCAGCATCCCCCTGAATATTCTCATAAGCCATTTCAAGGGCTCCTGTGTAATCAAGTCCCCAATCCTTATCACTGTCCTTTTTCATCCGATCAGGTGTTTGATATTGCTTACTGATGCGCTTTAACATAGCAAGCATCCTGTTAAACTGCTGTGCCTGCTTTTCTGTAATTTGAATTTTCTTTGTCATAATGTATAACTGCCGTCTATGGCTGTTGAACCGGCCCCAATTCTTCACGAAGTGCTTTTTGCAGAGCGGGTAATATCTTTTCAGCGAATCTGTGGCAAGCCTGCTCAGTCCTTTTTGCATGAAGGATATATGTGTTACCCTGATACATTTTGTTGCCGAAGTAATCAACATTCAGATTGCGTAAAAACTCTTTAAAATCGTCACCATACGACCTCCACGCAAAAGACAGGTTTCCGTAATCAGTCACCGAAGCGAACATTCCGTCATTGGTTAAAACAATTTGTCCTAACCAGCTACCATTTTCATCACGCAGGGTGTAGCTTTCTGCTGTTACTTTTTTATTTTCCATAATTTTTACTGTTTTAACTTATTTTCTGCTTCTGGCAGGTGTTTAAGGACTTCCCTGAACAATGCTTTTGCAAAAGCCGGAGAAATATTAATCGAGTTTCCTTCCTGATCAAAGCATATACACCCATTGTAATACTTTACTTCGATAGGGTATTCGCAATTTCCGTCTCCTGCAAATGGATCACCCTGTTTAAATACAAACATGGGTACTGTTGTTAATTCTGGCATATTGTTAATTTTTACTTTTGATAGAGGTAAAGGGTGTCAATCACGTTGTCCTTAACTATGCCAATTGAACGCGGCAAACCTGTTTTAACCTTTCAAGCTCTTTTTCTTGCGCTTCAACATGGAGGTTTATCACATCTAAGGCCAGTTGAAAAGGAACCCGTTTAATACTGTGCCCGGATGCGCTTGTCGGAATATGAAGCTCCAGGCCCCTTGTGTGCCCCCAATTATCCTTAAACTCAAATTCGCCCTTCTCATTGAGGGCCTTTTTTAGCTCCACAATCATTTTACCCGCTTCTTCAATTTCTGTATAACAGTTATGAATAAGTCTTGCCGTGTCTTTTGTTATCATATTTTATTGTTTAAAGTGTTTCTGTTCTACTGGTTGGGGCTAATACAAATCAGGATTAAAGCCCTCGTCTTTAGGTTGGTGTTCACACTTTCCCACCTCAGGCATCCTGACCTGATCTTCAAATGTGTCTGGGTACTTTTCAATAAGTCCTTTCTTTTCGGCTTTAGGCGCGTACATGAGCTGATGGGTGACTGAGCATTGAAACGTTCTTGCGCTGGTGCTTGCTTCCGGGTCGTAAGGCATACCTCTGTAAACATCAACGGATGCATCCATTTTATTCGGGCATTCAAAGCAGGCCCGGAAATTGACAGGATTCTTCGTGCACCATTTTTCGTGAAACTCCATTGCGTGCTTAATCTGGAGGCTCTTTTTGCAGAACTCACATTGATACAGGGTAACGTTTTGCTTTATTTTCATGTTGGTGGTTATTGCTTATTGGTGGGGTGGCCGGGACAACCTTTTCCGAAAGGATCAAACCCTTCACATTCGTCACTCATTTGCATTAACTTATGACCCTTCGCCTGTAACCCTGCGATGTGTTCCCTTGCTTCTTTATCCGACAGTGGGCGCCCCTTATCATCCTCAAAGAAGTTTATTTTTCTTCTCTTGTAAATCCTGAGCATTCCCTCTATGTTCATGCTCATGTGAGATGTTTTTGTTACTTCGCTCATCCTTCACCCCCTTCCAAAGTGGCTAAACCGGCTTCAACCAAGCTTTTCCCCTCGAGGTGGTACGAAGGAAAGTCGATGAATACGGATCGCAGGTAATCTATTGCCTCAACAGCTCCTGTGATACCCATAACGTAAGGAGTTTTATTTTTTATTGCGTTGATTAAATGATCAACAGTAAAAACTCCGGCCACCTCGTGTAGTTCGTTTCGCTCTTCATCCGTTAAACTGTCTATGCTTCGCAGAACCAGTTTCCACCCGTTTGCCTGATTAACTTTACCATATTCAATGGTTTCCCAACTTAGTGTTGACGGATCACCTTCGGCATCAACCATTTTGCAAGATTGATATGGCGCAATAGCCCCACTGATTTGTTCTGATGTTAAGTTACTCATTTGGTTGGTTGTTTAAAACTTTGGTGTGTGCCGTACATTTATTGGGGTTTTTATGGCAATTAAATCCGCTTCCATTTTCTCGTTGATATTCAGTGTCACTTTGGGTGCTTGATGATTGGTTCGCCCAAGTTCCTTTACGGTATGCGCACCCATCACACATTTTCATTTTTTGGTCAACGAGCTACTGGCTTGCCGTCAGGATAGCGGTAATCATCTGGAAACTCAATAATTAATCTGAGGTACGTTTCGTTAACTGTAAACGGCTCCCAAGTGTCTGCTTCGCCTCCATTTCCGTCCCGTCTCAGCATTTGATCACCTGATTTAATTGTTGTGGTATTCCAGTCGTGACTAACGGCTTCATACCTTTTTTCTTCGTTGTTTTTCATGATTTTATTCCTCCTGTTTAAATTCGTTAGCCAGTTGTTCTATCTTCTCTCCGATTGATTTGAGGTTGTGTCCTATGTACCACCAATCTCTTTTAAAGTCAGTATGAGCGCTGTTACTGTGAGCATTGTTTTCAATCAGCCTTACAGCTTCGTTTTTGAGCTTCCACAGCTCTGAGGGTATGTCGTTGTTTTT